GCAGAGATTAGGTTTGAATGCACGCAGTCCACAGTCACTGTGGCGACCCGCAAGCGGTCTGCGCCACCGAGCGTCGGGCTGACCGTGTCATCGCTTTGCGAACTCACCACGATGAACGGCAGCGGAGTCGCTGGCGTGACGAACGACTGGAAGATCTTGGTCGAAGACCCGAGAGCTGTAATCACGGTTGGAGCCTGCTGCAAAGCGAGATGGATGGCTTCGACGAATTTCATCGTGCCGCCTTATTCATTTCGCTTGCGATGCGCTTGAATACTTTGTCGAGTCCGTATCCAACATCCTCAGTGAATTTGGCGTTGATTGCCGCGCCGTAGGTCTTGAAAAAATATTCAAATATTTTCCAGCCTGTGTATGCGCGTGCGGGATCTTTGTAGCGGCCGTGCTCGATGAGCCAGGAGTTTTGTGTGTATCCCCAAATGCGGCTCCACACACTGGCTTTGTTCTTGCCAATTTCGTATGGAATGATTTGGTGGTGATAGATGTTGTGCGCAATGCGCAGTCGGCTTTCCTTAATCGGATGGATCGGCTGATGCTTCTTTGCCCGCCAACGCCATGACTTCTGCGCCTCGGTCTGATTGAGATCGTTCTTTGCGCTGTATGTGCCGTACAGGCTTGCAAGTTTGTCTCGCGGTCTAGTCAACGATTTGATCTCGGCTTTTTTCAAAACCTTGTAAAGATCGTCGGTGCGCATGGTCTTCATCTGATCAAGGAACTGATCCAAGCCTTTGATGATCTTTCCACTGGTTGCCACTACTGCACCTCTCGACATTGCATGGTGAGCGTGTGACCCGCCGACTTGTAGTCGACAATGCTGACAATCTCGAATGTGGTGCTGATGGTCGTGCCGCCAGTGCCGCGACTGAGACTCGCCGTGAAGCGGTCGAATGGCTTGATGCCCGGGTAAAAGTTGGTTGTGATCTGATGCGTGACGACTTGGCTCAGAGCCATGTGGTTCGTCTTCTCCACCGCGCTCGAATCTTTGATCTCGCCGAAGATCGTGTCGCCAGCGGTGTAGGTGTAGGTCGGTGTGCCGAACGAAGTCAGGGTCTGCGTGCGTGCGCCGATCACCATCGGAGTTCGCATCATGCCGCTGTTCATTGATATTCACCCGATTTGTATTGGGCGATGAGAGCCTTGATCGTGCCGGGCACTTCGTACTGTTGACCCGGAGCGAGTGTGGATCTGTAGTCGTACAGCGTCGAGCACTGCATCAAGATTGCGTGCTTGAGCGCAATGGGGATTGCAGTTGCGCTTGAGCCGTGACCAGCCACATAGACAACTGTGACGACTCCTGCGCCGCCGCCGACGAGTGACGGCCATGACTTGCCGTCGAGCAGCTGGATGCGTCCGATGCCGTTGTACGACTTCACCGTGTAGTCGGTTGACGCTGACAGCGTCTGCGTGTTGCCAGCCGCGTCGACATATTGCACGCTCGTCACGCTGACTAGCGGCGAGCGCGGCAATGCGATCTCGTAGCCCGAGCCGTTGTAGACCTCGTTGCTCGAGCCTTGCAGCGGCGTGTTCTGCGGGAACGAATCGTAGACCGATGTGAATGTCGTGTTTGGGATTGCGATGCCGCAATAGTTCTCGATCATCTGTCGGGCTGTCGTGATGATTGATGTCGACCCGCTGCTGCTTGCGGCGATGTAGGTGTCGTCGAGCGAGTGGAATATGCGCAGATGCGCCTTGGCTTGCGCAGTGGAGATCGGCTCGAAACTCGGAGCGGTCGTGATCGTGGTGTTGACTCTCATCGCGGTGTCGCTCCCTTCTTGACTGCCTTGCATGGCACGGCCCGCGAGCAGCACTGCACATCGTCGGAGTCTGCGCGCTCGGCGTAACCGAGTGCCATCCACTCGATCGCGGTGCGCTCGTCGACAGAGATGACTTCGCCCGGCGCGTGTGCGCCAGTCGCTGTCACAACTCCTTGGATCATCTTTACATTGCGCATAAATCCTCGGCACGCATTTCTGCGAGCCGAGGGTTGAGTCAATTCAATTCAGTGATTACGCGTTTGCAAGAACGCTGAATGCAGATGGCAGAGTCACAGCGAAGTCAACACGATTGCTCGCGATGTATCCTGTTTGACCATTGGCCGCATACAACTCTTTCAACACGCGCATGCTGTATGTGCCGCGCTCTGCGAGCACGGAATAGTTTCCGAAGTCGCCGATCACGCCGATCTTTGCGCCAGTCGCCATCGTTGGCATTGCGGCTGATGCGTAGACAGGAATACCCATCAATCGATCAGGCTCGCCGAGTGCGCCTGAGTTTTGCCAGAAGTAATTCACAGTGCCAGCGAGTGCGCCAAGTTGACGCAACTTGCCGAGAGTCGCATCGTGAACCAAGATGCTGGCATTCGTGCGGTACTGACGAGCGAGTGAGTACACCCAATCGATCACTTCAGCGGCTGTGACAGCAGCGATTGCCGCAGTCGTCTTGCCAGTGCTGATGCCCGCGCCTGTGGACAGCAGAGGATTCTGCGGGCCTGAGGTGACGGACGCAGTTGCGCAGAACGCAGTTTCTTCCGCTTGTGCAAACATACGAGCGAACTGCTCAGTGAGAATGGCTTCGATGCTGAATCCCGCACCACGCGCTGGAGCATCGTCGACAAGTTCATTGGAGACCTTTAAGAGACCAGTCAACTTGGCTGGTGTCAATGTCACCTTTCCAAATGTTGAACCCGATTCCGTGAACGAACCCGCTTCGGCAGCCCATGCAGCAGCTCCTGTGGAGTTTTCCACGGCAAACTCTCGCGCATAACTTCCGATGGTGATCACCTTAGCGATCTGTCGGATGGCAGTCATTGTCTTGAGTTTGGTGGTGATCGCATTGTGAAACTCAAGTGGTGGCAACACTGTGCCGCCTGAAGCCTCGCTGATTGCGCGGATCTCCATTGGGTTGGTGTATTCACCTGAACGAATGTATGAACCCCAAGCGTTTCCGTACTCGGCTGTTTCCGTGTTGCGACCCGACTTGTTGCTTGCATTCTCGATGCCAGGCAGATTGCGAACTTGTTTCGCAGCCTCAGGAGCCTCGGCCTTGAAGCCCGCGCCAACATTCATCAGTTCGTCACTGCGCTGTCGTTGCGCTGTGAGTGATGCGTATTGCATCTTCAACGCGCTGTACTTTGCCTCGAGAGCGTCCGACATGCCTTCGCCGCTATCGTTAGCGTCGTCGCACATCTTCTTCATTTCGGCGTACACAGCGCCCATCTTTTCTACTAGTGCCTTGTATCCACTATCGTTTGCCATGATAAAATTCCTTCTTGTAGTGTCGAGCGAGAGTCGATTACCTCAACGCTGAGGCAACAGACACGCACGCTCGACGGTGAATGTCTGTGAAATAATTCATTAAGAGAGTCCGTAAGCCAGTGCAGCCTTCACATCAGCGAGAACGCCAGCGCAGCGCATGGAAACAATCAGAGCCGTCTGATCATTTTCTGCAAATGTTTCGCCTAGTTTTGTGACTGTTGCGCCTTCGCTGCTTGAAACAAATAGATATCGTGTGAGATCCGCAAGGATTGCCATCGGCTCCTGACCGCTGGCGATTACTGCATTGCCAGTGTTGCTAATGCTCATATCTTGCAAACACCACGGCACGCCAAATATCTTGCGTTCGCTGCCGTATGCAAATGCCGCTTGTGCATTTGCGGCTGAAACGATCTGTGTTCCTTGAACTCCAGTAGTAGCCGTGGTTCGACCAAGTTGGGAATTAAGAATCAGTGTCGCTCGGTTAAAATACTGAGTCGGGAATGTTTGCGCGTTTGTGTTTCCAAACAGAATTGACTGAATGCTGTCACGCACCGCTGTGCTGCTAATGCCGCCACCCCAATCACTTGTCGGGTATTGCCGACTGTATCGCCTGCATGTTGAATAGATGCCGTGGCACGAATCAGATCCGACCGTGCTTGCCGTGCCTGCGGTCACTGTTCCTGTCGCATTGCCCACGAGAATCTGCTTGACAATTTGAGTTGAAATATCTGCGGCCGCTTGGCGCACAATAAAACTTTCAACGCTTGCGTCGCCTTGCCCGACCGAATCCTCAAGCAACTCGTTCGATACTTTCACCATCACGCTGATGCGCTTGAGCGCCAGCGTCGATGTCGCCGTGCCCGATGTCGTCGTGCCCGGCAGTGCAATCGTTGGAACGGTCACTGTGGTCTGCGATCCTGCTGTGGCATCGATGATTGTGCCCGCTTCGCCAGGGTTCTTTTGCAGACTGAAACCGCCCTGCAATGCCACTGGAGTCAGGATTGGAATTGAGAAGGTGGACGAATTGATCACCATCTTTTGCACTTGACCAAGGATTTGGTCGTCGCCCAACGCTTCCATAAACTTGTTGGAATAGATGGTCGGGAATAGGACAGTGCCGCCGCTGGTCTCGCTGAGAGCACGCAACTCAGAGTCAGTCATGCCCTTAGCGCCACGCAATAAATAATTCTTGAAAAGGTGGCTGTAATCTTCGGAGCCACGGTCGAGTTGGTTCTTGTTGTTCATTCAAACTCCTTGCGTGTATAAAAGAAAACACGCAGCAAAATGCGGAAGGTCTAAGTACGCATCGGGCCAGCGTGCTCTCGGGGAGTTCGCGGAAGTCCGCTCTCGTGATCGATCGCCGTCAGGCAGCGTCGGTCGAGGCTCTATTCAGTTATGCAGCCCATTATCGCAAACGGATTTTCGCTCGCAAGTGGGCAATCTCAAAATTGTGGAGGCAGATAGATCTTTCGCTTCTTGGCTTTTGGTTGCTCGGCTCGGGCTTCGACATATGTGCCTTCTTCGTTCGCGGGAAAGGTGACGACGGAGATTTCCAAAAGGCGAGCCTTTTGAATCACTCTCGTCCCCTTGGTCTCGCCTTTGGCAGGCGGTTCGTACTTTTCGGAAAGCGAGATAAACCCAAACGAGCATTGCGTCACAATGCCCGAACTGACCAAGGCATGCGCTTCTTCACTCGTATCCGTTTCGGGAAGCGAGCACTCAAATCCGAGGCCGTCAGCATCAGCAAACACATCTAGATTGCCTGCGCTGACTCGACCCATCGGCTTGGCGGTGTCGTGGTTCCACAGCAGCACAATCTTCTCGCCGTCGGCTGCGATCGACTCGTCAAAGCAAGTCGGCTCAAGACGCTCGTATGTGGTTCCCATGTCGTAGCGGTTCCAATTCGCCGCAACGCCTGCGAGCACCAGCGGCTCGCCCGGGACGAGTTCGCCTTCTCGCTTGGTTACTTTTACTGCGCCAGCCTTGCGTGTTTCGATGTTGCTCATATTTGCTCCTTGTTGGTTTGAATGAGTTCTTGAATCAGGCGAGTGGCAAGAGCCACGGCCGTCTCGGTGTGTCCTGTGACATGCCAGTCTGCATTTCGTGCCTCGGTCTTGATCGATTCTGCGAATGCGTTTGCGATGGCAATGCCGTCACTTGCGCGGTCGCTGTGACCTTGCAAAACCAATAGCCCGCGCATGATCGGGGCGATCTCGCTTGCGATGCGTGCGACATCGGGTATCCACTTGGATACCTTTTCTTTCGTGCGGCAACCCTTGAGATACTTTGCTTCTGCCTCGGTGCATCGCGTCATCGCTGCGAGAGCCGACGGATAGAAAAGATCGACTGCACGGTCGAGCGGATTGACGGTCGACTTCACTTCAGTCGGGTCAATGTCAACAGACGCTGGCACAACATCCGACTGCGGCGGCTCAATCTGTGTCTCGGTTTCAGTGGGTACATTCGGCGAAACAGGTGCAGCCGCAGTCGGAGTGCTCGTGTTCAGAGGCAAGCGGATCGACTCGCCGCCAGCGACGGCTGGCAATCCCTCTCTTTGTCTGATTTCGTTGGGGCTTAAAATTCCATTTGTCACCGCTACGGCGTATGCGGCAAATCGCTCTCCCATTTGACCGCGAGTCATGTCATCAAAGGAGATGCGAGTGACTACATCGTCGCCGCGCTTGATCAACTTGCGATTGACTTCTTGCTCGAGTCGAGCCGCCCAACCCGCCAGCGTGCTCTGCACAAAGACTGAATTGGCTTGCTCGGATGACGAGTACGACACGCCGTCGTTGTCGCCGACGCGGTGGCTCGGGACATTGAATGCGGCGGCAATCTGCTGCCGACAAAACTTCTTCATGCTGTCAAGGTCGCTGTCTTTGGCGTTGGTGCTGATTGCGTCGTACTTGAGACCTTCCTCAAGAATCGCAACCTTGCCCGCGCCTTGTGCGCCTGAGTGCACGCGGGCAAATGCCTCGCGCAATCTGTTTGCGCCTTCTGCGCTGAGTCGCCCTGGCATCGAAAGCACGCCAGCGGGTCGACAGTTGTTGGCAAAGAATCGAGATGTAAATTCCTGCAACTCCAACTCCATGCCAATCAGGTCGCGCATGCGATGGATTGGAGCCTCGCCAAGCATGCCGTCTGCGCCCGGCCCGACCACATGCAGAATGTCGTAGGGTCTGAACTTGCGTTGCTTGATTTCCTCGGATGCTTTCTCGTCTGCCTTTCCAGTCCAGTACTGGTAATACGGCTGATTGGCAGCGTCTCGCATCATGTACATCAAGTCAGGTCGCAGTCGCTCAAGTCCGATCGGTGTGCCTGCGGGATTGCGATTGATGAATGCAAACGAATTGCCGTACAACAAACAATCGGAAATCTGCGCCTCACGAAACACGAACGATGTCATGTCCTCGTTGGCTTCGCCGTTGAGCAACTGGTACACAGGATGCGTGACATCATTGCTCGCGCCGTCCGCGCTGTTGCGCAGAACTTGCCACGGCATTCGAGCGAGAGTCTGCGAGATCAATCGCACGCAGGCGTACACAGTCGGAGCCTCCATTGCGTTGTCGGGTGAAATCGTTTTACCAGTCCACGCCCACGATGAAACATACGACTGGATTCCGCCACTCATCGGCTGTCCGATTGGCGTTGAATCCTCGAATAGTGATCGTGGCGGAGTTTTGCCGAGAGCGCGTGTGATGAGATCTCTTAGACCCATTGCATGTTTCCTTCTTCGTAGATTGATGTTTTGTTGTCTGCGTCTTTGTGCACCATGCACGCGAGCGCCGTGACGAGCGCGGCGATGCAATCGATGCGCTCCGTCGAACTGCTTTTCGATGGTTTAATGTTGCCCGCTGGATCCGTATCGATACATGTCGATGCCATACAGAAATTTGCCACGGCATGATTTCCATGTTTGATAGATTTTCCGAGCACGAGGGCTTCTAATGCTTTTGCAGGCTCGCTTAAACTGCGAAAGCCTTGGCGCACCTCAAGCATTGGCAGACCTTCCTGCTGTAGCCCGACTGCGAACTGCGTCGCATTCCAAGGGTCGTAGCCGACTGCCTTCACCGAGCGCGCGATCTTGGCAATGTCGCGGATCTTCTGCGCCACATACTGATAATCAATTACATTGCCCGGCGTGGTGATCAGTGAGCCTTGCGATGCCCAAACATCGTAAGGGACTCGATCTACGCGGGATCTGCGGCGCACGCCCTCCTCGGGACAAAATGCGTAAGATAAAAACACCACATTTTCTTTCTCGTCGACAGTGATGACTGCGACCGATGTCAGATCGGTTGTCGTCGAAAGATCGACTCCGATGTAGATGTCCTTGCCCGCAAAGTATTGCTCGTCGATCTCGGGCGCGGCGCACGCGGCCCACGACTCGAGCGAGATCCATCGCTTCTTTGTTTCTGTCCATTGGCAAAGGTAAAGTTGTCTAAAAGCTATTTCGTGTCCTGGCAACTCCTGCGCCTTCTCGCATTCGCTCTGCAAGAATGATTCTTCGACGCTCACGCCGAGATTTGGATTTGCCGCACGCCATACCGCTGGCGATTTCCAGTCTGCATCTTTGTCTGCGCCAAATAGCACTGGCAAGTGCGAGCGATCTACGACAGTGCCCGAGCGAACTTTCTCAGCAAATTCTCTTTGCTGATAGCACAGCGAATGCTTGTCATGGCCCGCAGTAGTGATCGCAATCGACAGCGGCTCTTGTCGTGCGCCGACTCCAGTCTGCATCGCATCCCACAGATCCCGATTGGGAGCGGTGTGCAACTCGTCGTAGATGATGCACGATGGACTCTTGCCGTGCTTTGTTCCTGCGTCAGCTGACAAGATCTCGATCTTGCCGTTGTTCTTTGAGCATGTAATCGTGTTGCGATAAATCTCAAGCACGCTCGAAAGAGCTGGACACGCTCTGATCATCGCCTTGCATGCGTCGCCGACGATGGCTGCTTGGTCTCGACTCGATGCGCAGCAGTAAACTTCGGGACTGTTCTCTCCGCTTGCAAGCAGCGACCACAGCGCAAGGCCCGCAATCAATGTGCTCTTGCCGTTCTTGCGGGCGACCTCGATGTATGCCGAGCGATAGCGGCGCGTGCCGTCGGCGCGTTGCCAGCCGATCAAGTTGCCGACGATTGCCTTTTGCCACGGCTGAAGTTCAAAGGGTTGACCCGCCCACTTGCCTTTGCTGTGTTGCAACGCCTGAGAAAAGAATGCGAAAGCAGCGTCTGCTTTTGATTGCACGAAGTGATCGCCGTCGCCCGCAGTCGCGACTGCGTCGTAGCCGGGCAAGTCGTATCGCTTAGGATCCGAACTTGAACAGGTTTTTGATCGTGTCTTCTTTGCTATCGCCGCTGGCTTTCTGACCTTGTAAAGCAACCCGACTCGAAGCAGTCAAACCGAAGTGAGTGATGATCCGCCACGCCGCGTCGCGCGACTCCCGACGCGCTCGTGCCCAAGGATTCATCATCGGTATCCCGCCTTTGCCCTCGATCACATCGCCACCTGACTTGACAGCCATGTGTGCGGCGTGCTCCCCGAGAGCAATTTCGTTTGCGAGCATGCTGACGCTGATGCCGTCCTGTTCTTTCATAACGCCCAACTTAGTAATCTGTGACACGACGAGATCAAAGATTCTTTTGCTCTCGATGTTCTCAGTGATGCACGGCAACATGAGCGGAGTTCCGTCAGTGCCGACAACCTCGCCCTTGAGGCGACGCGCCCCGCGTCGCGATCCTCTTAGATTTAGTATTGATGTTGGTGTCGGAGCGGGGCCGCGTGTTCCCATGCGTGCAGTTTCGCAATTTTATTTTCGCTCGCAAGTGACGCGTGGAATTTTGTTACACTCCGCATGCGATGCCAGCGACCACGCACACGCAAAGTGTCAAATATTGGCACTTTCGACCTCCAAACAACTCGGACACGCGCGTAAACATG